GGATGGTTTCTTGGTGCTTTACCTACTAATTGACTCTCTGAGAAAAATACTACTTTCATTTTATCTCTGAAATTGTTGTGAATTGTAACTCATATTCTGATAATAAATAGTCCAAAACTTTCTGAAAATGTAGGTAATTTTTCTCATTCCATACATTATCATTCCAATCCCCTTGAATATGTGATTGAAACATAAATGTATCTCCGTATAAACTTATATCTTCTGTTTCGTGGATTCCATCTGCTCCAATAAAATATTGAGTTGGATATACAATATCTTTATTTATCTGTTCGTGTCCTGCTACCCAATCAAAATAAGTTGATATTGCTGTTGCAGCTTCTTGTGTAATACCCCAACCCGGCGTTCTAAATCCTTTTGGTGTATGACCACACTCTTTCCACAATGTCATTGAGTCTTGTATTCTTTCTGTTGCTTCGGCATAATCCAATTCTAAGAACTCTTGGTCACCTATTTGGTCAAATGAATACTTCTGAACATCGTGATAATGTCCGTGATTTGCCAATTCAATCCAATCAAATTGTTTCCAATACGATATCCAGTCTTTTGTTAATTTATACTTGTGATGATAATAACTTGGGCAGAATAGGGTAAATTTGACACCATATTGCGCATTTAACGAGCTTAAATATTCTACTTGTGTATCACCCTCGCACCCCCAACCTTGTTCAGGATGCAAATCATCAATTGCTACTACTAAATTTTTCATTTCTTAAAATCCTTTTTATTGAATGGTTCCTGGCTTTTATATAGTTTATTTAGGTTTCCCTTTGAAATATCATTAAATTCTTTATACCAATTCTTCGTTGACCTTTTAAAATGTGTATTTTTGGTTTGGTCTTCATCTTTTACATAATGTCTTTTGTTCGGATGATTTCTATTGTGAACTTTCAATATGTTATTTATTACAAATTGTGAATATCTATCACCCATATGTAATCTACAACTTTCTAAAAATGAACTATCATCTCCGTTCATATAGACTGCTGGTGGTATATTTGCACCTGTTCTTAATAAGTCTGATGAAATAATTAGTCCACTTCCGTCAAATTTTGGATAATTAATCATCTGAACATTCAATTCTTTTGTTTTGGAATTTACTTCGTCCATTTCTCTTTGCGACATAGTATATCTGATAGACCACGGTGATGACTCTGCTAATTTAGTGTCTTCTGGTGTGTCCATTGAATAGTATGGTTTATTGGTAAATTCAGGATGCTCTAATATAGTCCAACTATTATCCCACATCTTTCTAATACCAAATGTTGTGATGTATCTATGAACTCCCTGTCCATTAGCGTATTCTTTTAATTGTTCCAATACACCGAACATCTGTCTTGGCATTAAACAATCTGATTCACCCCATATTACATAATCACACTCATTACATTGGTTGTTCAATTCTCTACGATAGTCTGCCATTGTATATGGCTTATCGTTCTGCTCATAGAATTTATTTGTAATATAATGATATTTCATACCCAATGATTCTATTTTGTTTCGTATCTCATACATTTTAGTAGATGATTCTACTTCTTCAAAGTATTGTGATAGATTCCACATCATCTCTACCTTGACATTTTCCTTATTGTCCACCTCTTCCAATGCCAAATGTATTGATTCAAGATATTCTTCTACAATATCTATCTCGTAGAACATAACGTGACAACCAATAATATATTTATTATTTAATTTCATTTTTAATTACCTCTAAAAATCTTGTATAATCTTGCTTTCCTGTTTTATTTACTTTATGGTGGTAAGTTTCTGTATTTACTTTACCAATGACATCATAAACTGGCACAATCTTTGCGTTTGATAACTTTCTGAAATAACTATTCTCTCCGAAATAGTTTGGTCTTAATTCTTTTCCTTTATGAACATATGATATCATAGTTCCACCAAAATAACTTGACAATATAGAATTACCACCACAAACTGATATAAAATGGTCACAATTTGCCATAACTTTTAGTTGTGTTTCATTGTAATTATTATCAAATTGGTATAGTATATCATCAAACAATGTAACATTTTCCATATACTTTGGTAACTCTCTATCAGATATTACTCCGATACCCTCAACATCTGCTGTGATATCGTGATATCCTTGATGAATAGAATTCATTTCATTCTCATCTACTGCAAATTCACTTTCTTTATTGGTTGCTCTTTTGTATATCACATTATATCCGCAACTCGTTATATATGTGAACATATCATACAAACATTGGATATCAAAGAAACCTAATGGTTCTTGTCCGTGTTCTAAATTATATTTGTTTGAAATAAATACTATTTTTCTTGGTTCAGTAGGTAAATTATCAATGGTTTCGTAATGTTCTTTGTATGGTGGTGGTGTCCACTCATCATAGTTTAATACTGCTGGCTCCTCTAATGGATTAATTCCGTGTATCCAATTATTTGGAAGTTCATCAAGTCCTGCTAAACTATTATCAACTGTCCTTTGTTCAAATTCTTCCCTTACATCATCACAAAAATAGTAAAATGGTTTCATACCTTTAGAAGTAATCACGGTATCTAACTTACCTTGTAAATGTAAATGATAAGCATAAGGAACAACTAATGCTAACTCAACTCCGAACTCTGGATTTGCTTTAACTATCATAGACCAACTTGTTTAATTACTTGGAAACTTTCAGCGTATTGACAATTTGCCTGAATACCTCTGAACTTTGCTAATGTGGTTAAGTTTTTTGTTACATCAAATCCAGCTTCTTTGTATTTCTTGAACTGACTTTGATGACATTCTGCTGCTTTTATCTTATCGTCAAATGAATCTGATATATCTGTGTATGAATTTATTCTCATAGGATTATCTGTGTGTCTTGGGATTGGTATTTGTTCATAACAATAAACATTTCTTACATATCTTGCAGCAGCCATAGTTGTTTTGAATGTTGCTATGTGGTCTTGATTACTATCACCTGACCAATGTGTATAAATTGTATCTATATTATATTGTTTTATCAATGTTTCTAATGCCGATACACTTTCAAAACTAAATGGAACGTGTAAATCTTTAAATGGTAAATAAAATATATTATCAACTCCGAGAATATCAGCTGCACATTGTGTTTCTGATTTCAATTGTGATTCTGAACGAATAACTTTCCCTTTAGTAGCATCAACTGATTCTGTATCAGTCATACATACATAGATAACTTTATCTCCATTGTCTTTGTGTTTGATTAAAGTTCCACCACAACCAAATTCTATGTCATCTGGATGAGCTCCGATTGCCATTACATTCATATAACCTCTCCTGCTTTCTTTCCGTGATTAAATAATAAATCTACTACTGATAAATATGGTATGAAATCTCCAAATAACTGATTATATTCTTTACACACATAGTCTTGCCATTGTAGATTAATATTTCTTCTTCCAAAAGCTTCTTCGTTTATATATCTTTGTGAACCTGGACCTGAACCTGTTATGTATTCTGTTGCGTTTAGGTTTTCCAAGATACTGAATATCTTTTCAGAACCAAATCCACTTGGATTAAGTTGTGATGAATATATTATTTCGGTATCTATGTTTAGTTCTTTCATAAAGTATCTGATTAACTCAACTGATAGTTCTGTTAGTGAGTTATGTTGTTTACAAATGATATCATTTATGGTCATAAAATAGTCCATAAAATATGGTGATTTAGAATAATGATTTGATATTTGTTTACAATGTTCATTGTGCCAATCCGTATCATCATTTATAATCGTTTCATTGAACGATACCATATCAGATTTATTCTTGATTGGAACCGTCAACCATTTTGTTCCCGTATTGGTTTTGATTTGATTTCTATGTCCGAAATGTTTCTTTCCTCGTGGGAACTGAACATCATCAAACACAACAAATATATCACTTCGTTTTATCTTATCGAAGAATCCCAACCAGGGCAAATAATTTGGTTGATGAATTGATACTATCATAGTTCTTCTATTGTGCGACAAATATAATTAACTTGTTCATCAGTCATCTCAACATACATTGGTAGTGAGAATATCTTTGTGATGAAGTCTTCTGAATTTTCATATCCATTAGAACTTAGATAGTCTTTATAGATTTCTTGTTCGTGACATAGTGGTGAATAAGCATTTGCTGTTGGTATTTGATATTCATCTAATAACCTTAACAATGTTTCTGTTCTATCTCTTCCGTCTGTAATCTTAACAATATATTGCCAATAAGTTTGTTTAATTGTATCATCTTTAAATGGTGTTTGTAACCACTCAACCTTTGATAATCTTTCATTGTAGATATCTGCTATTTCGTTTCTTCTTTCGATAAAACTTTGTAGATATTTGTTCTGTGCTAATCCGAGAACTGCGTGGAACTCCGACATACGATAATTACTTGAAGGCATTGCACAAGTATATCCATAATCTAATCCTTGATACTCTCCATCATTTCTTGTCGTTCCGTGATTTCTCACTACTCTACATTTCTCTGCTAACTCATCATCATTAGTGGTAATCATACCACCCTCTGCTGTTGTGATGATTTTACTTGGATAAAAACTAAATACTCCAGCGTCTCCAAATGTTCCAGCGCATCTTCTTTCATCTTTATATTGATTGTAAAATTGAGCACCATAACTATGAGCGTCATCTGTCAATAAGAATAGATTGTTTTGTTTACAATATTCTTCTATCTCTAACATATCGGGTGTAATCAAACCTGACATATGAACCAATACAACTCCACCTATTGCACCTTGACCAGCTTCTTCCATACTTTTCTTGATAATATCCAATGATAAACATTGTGTTTCTGAATCAACATCTACGATTAGTGGTGTATTGCCAGTTCTAATGATACAATTTACACTTGCAGCAAATGTCTGTGTTGGAACTATAAATCTTTTACCTTTGATACCACTTGCTATCAATACGGTTTCTAATCCTGTTCCACAAGATGTTGTTGCGACTGCATTCTTTACATTAAACATTTGACAAACATCTTTCTCAAAATCCCCCACATGCTTTCCTTGTATCAATCCACCTGATTGAAGTATTTCCTCATATTTACCTAATATCCATTTGTGTGTAACCTCTGGAATATATGGTTTTGCTCTATATATTGTGTCCATAACCCTTTGCTCCTTCTTTATAATACCAATTTACATAATCTCTTAATCTATCATCAAATGATGATGGTGATAAACCTATAAGTCTATCAAATACAAAATTATTCTTTGAAATTATTGCATTTTCATCATCTTGAACTAACATTACTTCACTCTCTTGTGAACCTCTAATGGTAACCCAATTTTTTAATATATGGATTAAATCTATAACTTCAATGTTTCTTCCAACTACCTCTATTGGTGGATGCTGAACTGCAGTTTTGACATCGGTGAAAATAAGTTCTTCCAAACAATTCACTACATCTTGAACAAATACTATATTGATTGTATTCTTTCCATCACCAGCTATTTCAATGTGTTCTCTATTTAACATTTTATGCATATAATAGCCCAATCTTGGTCTATGATTACCTTTACCCACGATATAAGTTGGTCTAACTATCTTATAGTTTATATCTGATTCTTCTAATCTTGACTCAACTTTCTTCTTACCAATACCATAATCACCATAGTGTTCAATGTATCTATCGTCTGCTCCACCACTACTGATAAATATATAATTAGTTTCGTTTGGTATAAGGTGTTCAATCAAATCAAACTGACTTTCAAAGAACAAACACATATCAACAATACAATCATATTTAGTAAAGTCTATCTTTTCTATGTCCTCTGGTTTATTTCTATCACCTTGTATGACCTTTACACCATCAGATGATGTTCCACTTCTATTGAATACATCAACTTGAACTCCATTATGTAATAGTCTTTCTGATAATGCTTTACCAACAAATCTATTACCACCAATTATTAATACATTTTCCACTAAATTAACTCCCTGATTTCCTCAATTGAAAATTGTTCTGCTTCATTAGAATACAATCCGTCTTCTGATATCTTCTCGTGTAGGTTTTCACCTCTTTGTAATCCAATGGTTTTTACTTTAAGTTCTTTACCCTCTGGCAAATACTTTTTAGCCATTGCGTTTAGTAAATCACCCATACTCATTGACTTCATACTTGGGAAATGGAAATGACTTGTTGTGGCATTTTCCATACAATCAAATATTAAATCAACTGCTTGGTTCAATGTCCAAAAGTATCTCGTAGCTTCAGGGTCTGTTACTATAATTTCTTCTCCCTTTTCTAATCTATCTTTCCAAATACACAATACTGAACCTGTTGAATACAATACATTACCATAACGAACTATTCTGAATTTAGTTTGTGGATAATCTAATTCAAATTGTGTAAACATTCTTTCCATAAGATATTTGGTTGCTCCATATGTTCCAGTAACTTGAGCTGCTTTATCTGTTGATATACCAACTACGAACTCTACATCATTTTTAACTGCTTCTTCCAATACATTCATACTACCAATAACATTTGATTTAATACACTCTCTACCTTGTGTTTCTGCTAATCCAACGTGTTTAAATGCTGCCAAGTGAAATACACCCGTAATACCTTGCATTAATCTTGGTAATGTGAAATCATCACAAATATCACCTGTGTGAATTTCTATTCTTCCGTTTCTACTTTTGTATTTATTCTTTAATTCTATTAATTTACCTTCATTTCGTGATACCGTAACTACATCACCACCTTGTTGAAGAATTCTATCAATCAATTCTCCACCCAAGAATCCTGCTCCGCCTGTTATCAAGTATTTTTTACCTTGTTTTATTTTAATCACCTTGTAATCTCCTTATTAGTTCGTTTGCTGCGTCAACACAAGTATCTATTTTACCTGAAAATAAACTATAAACATTTCCACCCTCGTGATTAACTAAGGTAGGTCTTGCGTCGTCGTGCTCTCTATTTTTTTGTACGGTTCTAATGGTATACATTGAACCTATGTGTTTTAGTTTGTCAAAGTCTTTGAAAAATCTTTTACCTGTTTTAATAAATTTATCTATGTTGGTGTGCTTTGGTTTTTCTATTACACCTTTGTTTAGATATTGTTTTAATTCTTTACTTACGATTGGCTCTTCACCAATATTTGTTTCGTGGATTGCGTGAACTACATTACCCAATACGTGATTTTTTTGTCCATATGGGTCTAAACACATAAATGGGCCGTCCATTACGACAATACTCTTACCTTCATATTCTCGTGGTAATCTAACGACTGGCTTTTCACACACTTCAAACTGATATTCCTTTTTATTGTCGAGTAAATCATTTAGTTTTGCGTAAGTTGCCACTACAACTACATCATAATTCTTGAAATCATCTTTAGTGGTAGTTCTATTCCTTTGAACATCTACACCACTACTCCACAATTTACTTCTGACTGCGTCATACAATCCATAATTGTCAAATAACTCTTCCTCAACCTTTAATGTGATATCTGTATTTGGTAATGAATCAACTTTTTCGTATGGTAAGTCCATTTCATTTAAAAATTCAAGATACTGACTTGGTGTTGTCATAGATTCCTTTGATGATATTGCATAGTAATGTTCTATGTTTCCATTGACTACGCTATGTTCATACTTTCTTTTAAATGTTTTCAATCCATCTAAACACTCTTGTGCAGTTTCTTTACTTCGTGGATAATGATAACCTCTATGTAATCTGTATTGATTAATATCTGATGCTGCCATCATCACATCTTCAAGTTCTTCGTGTAATTCTACTTGATATCCATTATGTGATAATGCTACTGCTGCTGTTGTTCCGAAGATTCCCCCACCCACAACTAATGCTTTTGGTAATAATGTTTTTCTAACTTGTTCTGATAGTTTGGTTGCATTTAATGTTAATTTTCTATTTATGTCACTTATTCTGATATCATTTGAATATTGAAATAAAAGTTCAAACATTGTTCTTAATGGATTGTTTTGATTATGTGCCATATCATCTTCGTTAACATAATGAACAACCTCAGAACTATCCCCATAAAAGAACTCTGCAATTCTTCCGTCTTGTAATTCTATTTTGAAATCATTTATTTCACCCGTAATACTCTCTATTTCAAAGTCAGTATCACGAACCCACATATAAAAGTGATGATATGCTAATCTATCAATGTAATTCTTATCTTTCTGGTTAGGTTTAGTCCAAACGAAATGATTTACATCATCATATATATCGTAATCATCTCTCCAAGCAAATATATCATCTACATATAATTTTACACCCATAGTATCTGCAAAATCAAATAATTCTTTTGCTGAATCATAACTTAGTGTCAATGGTTTTTCCACGAATACATTTTTCTTTTTACTTAACCAATAAGCAACCTGCTCATAGTGTAAATCGTTTGGTGTTGATATGATAATCCAATCTGCGTCTTTTGGTTCTACCCATTTGACATTTAAATCATTGATAGCATTATCAATCACTGCTCCCCATTTTCCATAACCTATTAAGTGAACTTTAACCATATAAATACCTAAATGTTTTTTCCATCCAATGTGGAACCGTTGTGTCTTTGTTTGGTAATCCATTGAAATGATATACCCAACCTAATTTTGTAAATAACATATCTTCTGCTAATATCTCTTTCTTTAACATACAACCCATATTATATTTGTATCCCAATAACTTCACATCAACATCTTGCGCTCTCAGATTGAAGTTCAATGGTGTTTGGTCTGTTCCAATTCCATAACTTTGTTGTATAAAATTAATTTCTTTTATATTTTTAAAATAAAACTCTCTCATATACTCAAAAAACCCTCTATGCTTCTGATTAACTATTTGGAATCCACTATTCCCATACTCCCAATAATTAAACCACTCTGTATCATACACTCTTTTTTTATAGTGTTCCATACCTCTCAATACCCAATCATAACTTCCGTCATCGTGAACTAAACAATACTTGTCTTCTGTTTCATTGAAGAAGTTTGGACAATCAGGATGAACTATTGTATCTGCGTCCACAAGTAATGTTTGATTTGCTTTAATTTTATTAGCATCATAAATATCAAATAAGAAATACCTTTGCCAGATAATATGCATATCTTCCATTGGTAGAATTGGGTCTTCTAATAAAAATAAATCAACATCATTTTTCTTACACCATCTTCTCCAACTCTCTATACCGATTTCATACTCTGGTTTGAGTTGTCCATCTTTCTTGACTGCGATTATAAATACAATATTTTTATCCATCAAATTTACCTTCATCACTTTCTGGGAAATATTTATTTTGTATTACTTTCCAAGTATCTTTCATAATTCTTGTTCTATCTTCTATTGGAAAGCCTGTAAAGTGCCATATCCAACTATATTTAATAAAATGTGGTGTTTTATCTTCACCATCTTGCCAATTGTGACTAAACATTTCTCGTTTGTGCATTGAAAACATATTCCATTGTGGTGATAACTCTTTTATTTTAATGTCGTGGTTTTGTAATTCAAAATTTAATAATGTTTGAACTTTTCCACCACCCATAGTTGCACATTTATCCAATTCTTCTGAATTGTTTTCATACAACTTAATTAAATTGTCAAATATAGGTTTATGTTCTTTAGTAAAGAAACTTACACCTGAATTATAATAATCATAAATGTCTAATGTTTGATTAGGATAAAACCTTTGGTAATTATTTATACTTTCTGTTGTCCATCTTAAATTTGCGTAATCTCTAACCCAACACCATTCATCTGTATATAAGTCAAATGGATTAGGAGCGTTCCAATGAACCATAGTATCACTATCAACATAACCTATTTTATCATAAGTATCACCGACAATGTCGAAAATCGTATCTTTATTCCAAACTGGGAATTTATATCTTGGATGGTGTTTATCAATGACTATAAAGTCTATATTGTTTCTTTTACACCAATATTTCCAACTTAATTTAGAGTATTTAGCATAGTCTGAATTTCTGTATGTTGAGGTATCGTGATTGACTGCCGTCATATAGATTAAATTTTTACTCATTTATATTTTTCAATAACCTTTTAACTAAATTGGTGTCTACAAATTCTGTATCACCGGTAACCATTTTTTTCATTAAAACCTCTACTCTTTATATGATGTTTTCATATATTTTATTTTGCATTTCTTGTCTGACAATATCTTTCTTGTGTAATAATGTCAATTCTTCGTGTGGTGGTAAATGTGAAAATGTTTGTGCACCTTGTATAACTTCGTGAACTTTACCTACCCATTTAATGTGTTCTACATTTTTAAATACTCTTGCTTGATAATCTGGAAAGTTAATCCAACCTTGTTCCGTTGCTCTCCAATTCCATAAATTCATATGAAATTCTGTAATTCCCTTTACGGTATTTATTCTTGGAATCCATACCAACTCCACATCATTTATTTCTAATATCTGTGGTAATTGTTTGATTAATATTTCATTTGGTATTTCATCTGCGTCTAAATGAAATATGTAATCTCCACTACAATGTTCTTTTGTATGATTCTTTAGTGCTGAAAAGTCTTTAGGGTCAAAATAAAAAGTATTTATTTCAAAGTTTCTAAACCAATCACCATACTCATACTTTTCAACAACCTTTTCTACTCCATCTGTTCCGTTTTTACTATCTCGTGTAACCACTACTTCATCTTCATCTCTAATATGTTGTGATAAATGATGTAGTAAATTATCCAATTCTATGTGTTCATTACAAACCGTTATTGCGTAACTAATCTTCAAGGTTATTCTCCAATATATTTACCGTATCTTTTTCTTTACTAATTTTTTCAGATACCTGTTTGACTTGTAGTGTGTTTAATGATTGATATTTATTTTCCAAAAATACTCTATTTTTTCTACATTTTCTTAGTAAATATGTTCTAAAAATAGGTGTTGAATTTAAAAATCCCCTTACTGCTTTATACAATTTCTCCATTTCTTGATTGGTTGTTTGGGCTGGTGTACTATCACCCTTTCCCAATATTTTAAATAATTGATTAAGTTTACCTACTGGTACTCTACCTTTACCTGGTGCGTATAATTCTAATCCTATAAAGAATTCAACGATACGACCTGTTGATTTCTTTCTATAACTAAATCTTGGGTCTAAGCACAAAACAGTTCTTTTAGCACTTTTGCCAGATTCAGATTTGTATCTAAATGATACAATTTGTCCTGATTCTACTAATTGCCAAGTGGTATTTTTCATACGCCTTTTACGATTCCCATATCTTTACAAGCTTGTAGAAACTCGTGTTGGCCAAATTCTTTTGAATTGTCAACATCTAATGTGTATTCGTGTCCCTCATATTGTGGTTGTGATTGCTCTTCATTAGACAATTTACGAACTTCTGCTAATTTCCAGCTCCAATTGTCTTTTGAACCCTCAGGATAGATTAAACCGAGTTTACCCATATTCAATACTGATGGAAACCAATGTATTTTTCTGTCGTAATCATACATACTGATTTCTCTCATTAATTCTGTTGAAGATTTTTTAATTTGTTTTAATTCGTCTGAATCATTTTTGTATAATGAATTGCTTGTAAATCCACATTGAAAACACATATAAGAACTGAAGTTTTCTACTTCCACTTCTTCTTGAAAACATTGTGTATCAGTAAAACAATTCGGACAAGTTATTTTTATTTCTGCCATTTTATCCCTTTTTTAATGTTGGTAATTTTAATTTCTTTGGTTCTTTTGTTAGACTTGGTATCTTTAACTTTACTGGTTGTGGAACACTCTCTAACATCTTATCAACAATAGATATCAATTTCTTACTCATTTTATCGTGAGTAAACATTTGTCTATTTACAATCATCTGCTTTTTACCTTTAAGTTCATATTTTTTGTAGTTCTTATGGACATCTCTCATAAGTTTACTTGCAATACCATAATTTACCGTAGACCATTGAGCTTCTGGATTATGATATTCCTTTGGAAATGCTCCTCCTGGAACTTTTGTCATTATATGTGGTATTTCCACAGTATAATTTTTATCTAAGAAATCTGCTTGACCTGTTGAGATTGGTGCTATAATTGGTTTTCCACTAAATGATGCTTCTAACAATGGTCTTCCAAATCCCTCTCCGTGAGTAAATGTCAAATGTGCCTTTACTTTTTTATGATTGTACATTTGATTCATTTCTTCATCAGTTAAGTCTCCGTGTAATAAATATACATCTGGTAAATCATCTGACTTGACATTCTGTTTAATTAAATCTATTTTTTCAAGTATATCTCTTCTATCTATGATAGAAAATCCTGCTCCACTTGTTTTCATAATTAGTGCTGGTTTATCTTTCATACCTTTGAATGTTTCTAAGAATACTTTCAACATCATACCCGTATCTTTTCTGTCTTCACCTAATTTACCTTGTAACCAATGTCCTACATAAAGAAAACAAAAGTCATTATCTATTTTTGAAAATTCTTCTTTCATATCATCTGATAATTCTGCTGTTTGTTTATATATTTCAGGGTCTGCTCCCTCAAATAATACATCTAATGGTTTTTCTACTTTTACTATACCGACAACTTTCTTTGTCTTATTATCAACCTTATCAAATGTAGTTTCTGCAAATCCAGACTTTGAAAATTCAGATGTTAGTATTGTCAAGTCCATACGATTAATTCCATCAAACCAACTTGCTGGTGGAACCGTATGTTCAATACCTGCTGTGATTCCAATATTCTTTTTAGCTATTGGTTGAAATTCGTTCGGAACAACAATATGTAAATGAACATCAGGTTGTTTTTCCATAGTTGCTTGTATTAAAATTCTCTTCTCAATCTCTTGATGAACTGGATTATCCACTTCTAATGCATTCATTGGTGTTGTTCCCCAACGAAGTGCTTGTATTCTCAAATCATATTTATCCGATTGAATTAGTGCTTGACAAATATCTCGTGAGTGATTTCCATACCCACTTCTTGTTCTTACTGGTGCTGATACTAATACTAATGGTTTCATTATTTAACCCCTATAATTTCAAATCGTTTTCGTGGTGTCCACTTATCAAATGCTGTATTCATATGGTCTTCAAAGTTCTTACACATCCATCGTGCACTCATCATTGAGTCATCTCCACAAACAAATTCATATCCTTCTCTACCACAAGATTCTCTTTCTTCTTTATCCATATCATACCATTCTCTAATTTTTTCTGATACATCAATATAATCAATTCTATCATCAAAGATATAAGGTGTTGGAATTGAACCTTGTAATGAACGACTTCTCGGCCATACTGGTTTTACCCACTCTCCGTGAGTTAAATCTTCATTGTTTTCCCACTTTCTCCAATCGTGTAGTGTTTCAACATCTGCATAATCTTTATAAGTAATGAATTTATCTTTTAATCTAAATCCACATTGGTCTTGTAATCCACCTGTAACATTAACAATAATTGGTGTTGCGCACATCAATGATTCACACGTTCCTAATCCGAATCCCTCATTGGATGCGATATTGATTGTGACATCTGCTATGTTGTATAGATAATTTAGATGTTGATTGGAAAGTTTTTGTGTTGAGAATATTATGTTCAAATCTGGACACATTGCTTCTACAACTGCAGGTAAATCTGTTCCGTGTTGGTCTTTTGGCTGTGTATGTAGAACAAATGCAGTCTTTTTTCTCTTTTCTTCTGGTAAATTGTATGCAAATTCTCTAAATGCTAAGATAGCATCAGAAGTCATTTTTCTTTTGATATTTCTATTATTGTAAAATAAAACAAAATCTAAATCTTTACCTTGAAATAGTTCTGATTTCATTTTATTCATTTCCAATTGTTCTTTTTTATTATCAACTGGATAGAAATATTTTTCATTTATTCCGTGTGGAACATAAGTTGAATCCCAATCTGTTCTTGGTTTATCAAGACAAACATTTTGAACAATATTGTGCGTTTGCTTTGAAATATTCATAATCAAATCACAACTTTCGTAAAATGGTTCGTTCCACATAGGATAAGGTAAGTCATCCCATATATTATAATAGAATATAGGAATTGTTTGTCTTAACTCGTGTTCCATATCATATAACCACTTCCAAAATCTTGGGTCTGTGTAGTGTAGAATAGCATCTGGCTTTTCTACTTGTAATAATTCTCTCAATATATCTTGACTACCATAACCTGATACTGGATATAGTTTTAGATATGCGTCTTCAACACCTGTTTCTTCTCTGGCACTATCACACATATCAATTGCTTTACCCGCATCTGGATGTTTTATTGCACCTGCAACTTGAACCCAATCAAACTCATTAAGGGTTCCCATTACAATCTCTCTTGACATTGTACCGACACCACTTGACATACGTAAATCGTCTGATAGTAGCATAATCTTTTTCTTTTTAACTTCTGTAACTTTTTTTAATTTTGGTAATTCCATAAAACCTCTTCGTATTTATTAATATTTAGAACCGCTTTCTTCCAACTCACTATATTCCATAACCTTTTTTGCAAACTCTTCATCATAAACAAATAAATCTAAACTACGATTTACAAGCTTTTGTAATGAAAAGTCCTCACGAATTGATTTCTCTCTAAATTTCTTATAGAGTTCGTCAATTACTTTTACTGATGTTAATTTTTCTTCTTTGTTTCTACTCATATTGTCCTTGTATATACATATATATTCAGTAATAAATATCAACCTTAACTTAAAATAACGAATTTTTTATTATTTTTTTCGCAATATTCTAATGCTGATTTTGTTCCATTGGTAATGATATCATCTTTGATAAATGCCACAACCTTGTCTGAATATTTTACTAAGTCTTTATTTCTTTTATGATAATATCCAACATTATATTCTTTACCATAATTATACGCTTCCATTATACAATGTTGATTATGTGTTTGATGTTGTGGTGGGAACTCTGAATACTTTAGTCCAAATTCTAATGCAAATCTCTTTGCGTATTTATCTGCTCCGTCTTTTGCTCCACCACTTACAATCTCCATATCTTTATGTTCCATTTTTAATCTGAATAAGAAATCTTGAATCTTTTTCTTATTCGTATAAGTTCTACTACCTATGATTGCTATTTTAATAATCATTCCTTTTTTGCTTTTTTGGTAGTTTGTCTGCAATTGTGAACTCAAATGTTTTAATGAATTCATCTAATCCTTGTAAAATACCAGTCTTTGGGTCTGAATAGTTCCATCTAAATCTTGAATATTGTATGAAATTGTTATTAGCAACCTCGTTTGGTATAATGTCATACCAAATAAAATCTCGTGGTCTGTCAAAGAATTCAGGAACAATAATAGTTTTGCTTTTAAAGTCTCCTTTACTTTCCCACTCTACGATAAAATCTTTCAAACGACTTAAATCAATATTTTTGTCATTCTCTCTATCATACCACAAATATATTTCAAATGGTGGAAAATGTCCTTCATTATTTATATCACGCAGTTTTTTTAAGATGTCCGATTCATAATCAGTTCCTAAGAAGTCCGATAATTTTAATCTCAATACTGGCACTATCATTTTTTGTTCCTATCACATAAGTCTGCTTTGGTTTTAAATTCACAATACTTACAATTCTTTGCTGAAGCTATTTTTACATATTCTTTATCAATGGTTTTTCCACTCTCATCAAAGCAATCACTCATAAATTCATTTAATCTACTCATAACTCTATTGATACTTGGCGTTCCACTTGCTGGCGAGAACGATTGTATTCTTTTCTGTGGATACATCATATTTTCATATAATCTTCTCTTCAATATTAAATATTCAACATCTATTTTATCTACCGAAATATCTAACTCTTTTGATAAAAAATGTTTATATAATAATAACTGATTAGTTTTGTTCTTATCGGCTTTCATATACTTATTCCAACCCATTGTAGAAGTTTTGATATCAATAATTCTCATACGACCTGTTCTCTTGTCGTGCAATACAACGTCCATATATCCATTGAATTTCATATTGTTTGGCATATCATAATTTAGTTTCATTTCAATACCAACTAATTCTGTATTCTTCTTTGAGAAGTGTCTTGTTTTTTTCTTTAAAAACTCATTAATAATATCTAATCCATCCTGATAGAACTCTGCCATATCTTCTTTAGTGATTTCAAAGTCATTTCCGTGTTGTGCTTTAGATTGCTTGAAGTTTTCTTTCATACGATACATTAGAATATCCTCTAATGGTAAAGCATCTGCTTCTTTGATTGTTCTCTCATAATAACATACAAGATATGCTTGAAGTGTTTCGTGTAGTGCCGAACCAAATACTGTATAGATATTACCTGTAAATGTTCCTACTCTATCTACATAATTGAGTTTCCACATTTGTGGACACTTATCCCATTGTGAGAACTGACTATAACTTATTTTACCCATCTATTACTGCTCTACCCTTCATCGTTTCCCAATCTCTATTCTCACGAACTTGGTCATTGACTTGTTCAACTGCTTCTAATAATCCTAATGTTTCAAATTCATTAATCATTGCTGATAAATCCTTTGGTAAACAATGTCCACCAAAACCCAAATCTCCATCTGGACCTGGAACACCCCAATGTGATTTACCTAATCTTTCATCATATGTCGCATACTCCACTACTTTATCGTAATCTAAATCAATACTATCACAAATGTATTTCATTTCGTTTGCAAATGATACTTTGGTTGCTAAGAAACAATTAGTAAAATACTTTACCATTTCTGCGTGTTTAGCACCTGTCTTAACGATTGTTGCGTGTGGAAATACTTTAGAATATATTTGTCTTAGTTTTGTAGTTCCTCTACGAATACCACCCAATATAATTCTGTTTTGATTCTTGAAGTCATCAATAAAGTTTGCTTCAGTTAAGAACTCTGGATTAAATATAACATCAATGTTTTTGTATTTTCTATGTAATCTATCAGTTGTGCCAGGTGGAATAGTAGATTTAATCACTACGACTTGCCCCTTACCACATTCATTAATTTCACTAACGACATCCTCTACGATATCGGTATGACAAGTTCCGTCTTTCTTCATTGGTGTCGGAACACATACAAATATAACATCTGAGTTCTTTACTACATCAGATAATTTACTATGTGTTGATTTACTCAAGTCATATTTATCATATGTTGATACTGTATAATGTGGTTCAAAACCAACTTTAATGGCACTACCTACATATCCTTGTCCTATAATTCCTATTTTGCCCATTTGCCCCTCGATACTATTTGTGCCATAACTCCATATACTGATATGTCATTATAACTATCCACTACTGATTCATCTTGAACTGAGTTTTTATCATCTCTCATCAGTAGAGTTTTAATTCTTTCTGTCTTGTCTTGTATTCTAAACCATAAACCCAACAACGATAACTTAATATCTTCTTTGGTTTTCAACAATGAACCAACTGCCACATTTTGTGGGCCGTAGTCGTGTTGTTTGTGTAAGAACAATTCGTATTGTTCTTGTTGTATAGTTCTAAATTCTTGTGTCATTTCGGGATATTTGTTTTCCATATATCCAACGACACCTGTCGGGTCATATTCTTGACCGACATCATCAATAACTCTTGTAGGTGCGTCTTTAATCGCCATTATTTACTCCATATTTTTTTCATTTGCTTGTCGTCTATACCATACTTGGATATAATAGAATATACAACATCTTTACCCATAATGTCAAGTGTTTTTTCAACATTACGTGAACTTTCTTGTAAATGTTCACATAATATATCCATAGCCCACTTTTCTATTTTGGATTTCTTTTTAGATTTTGTATATCGTAAATATGTATTTCCTCTTGGTAATAAATTTGTATAGAATTGATAAACTGTTTTAGGTTTCAATTCCCAATATTGTTGTATTTCATTTACAACTTCTATCCACTCGGCTTTCATTGATAAAAACCTATGCACCATATAATTACTGAAAGTTTTCTTAGAACCTTCGTCTAAGTTTTCCCAATAATGTTGGTTCTGAACATTAGTAATCTGCTTTATATGGTCAAATAGTGTTTTTGTTTTCATAGTGAATAACCTTAGATAATAATAAGTATCTTATTAAATCCTTAAAATGTAAATTATTTCTGCGATAAGAGATGATAATTGTGGACTAAAATCCTATTTATAAAATAATTGTAATTATTGTTTAACTTACCCAAATTGTAAGTTTGTACCCCATCAGTTTTTATTGGTGTATAACCAATTAATTCTGTAAATTTATTTTCTACTGGCATAAATACCATATCACCCAATTCTAATTTAGAAGTCCAACCCTTATTTTTAGTCCAGAAGGGATAGATTGGATGGTCGTCTGTGCATTGTATTTTTGTATTATCACGAAATGCATATTCAATTATATTCTCATATATTGGTGTACATATTTCCTCTACTATTGAATTTTTTAATTTTTCTGTTTCCATATCATAAGATTTAACCTTATCACCAATCTTAATATCTTCTATTTTTATATATGTTCCGTCTGATAGTGTAATCATAGTATTGCCAACGAAACAAGACTTCGGTGATGTAAAGTGTATATCGGGTGTGTTTTCTATTTTTGTTTGTGTTGACATAATTTTTTCTAATAATAAATATTAAATGTCTGTGATTTTAGTAAATTAGTAACTATTTAAGTTTATTTTCCAATACATTTATTAATGCTATTAATAAATATTTTCCTAATTTTTTGTGTTGTTCTTCTGTAAGTTGGGTATTATTTTCTACTAATGTGGTAATTTCTTTTGTATTTAAAAATGAGTCTGGCAATACATCAAATTTATTTTCTATTGGCATAAATTGAATTAGTTCGTGTCCGAATTGTTTACAAAGTGAATCTATACTCCAAATATATCGTAATAACTTTTCAGTATCAATATCATCATTTTTAAATTCTGTTCTGTCTGGAAATGTCCATTGTATTGTATAGATAGTTTTTTGTTCATTAGTTATCAGATGTTCAAAAAATGTTCTGAAAATTCTATCGTTGCTTTCATCTACTGAACTATTATTTTCAATATCAAACTCATCATCTAACAATCTACCCAATTCATAAGGATAACTTTTTTTTGAATCATCCAATCCCTCACCAAAAGTGAAACTACAACCATATGAAGTTATTTTTTTTCTTTTACTTTTGCTCATTATACCAACCACTCTCTCGCATTATATCCTTTATTTGTTCTGCATATAACTTATGAGATTCTGGACCAGGATGTCTTCCTGCATAATCGTGTAAATCAAAGAATACATCAATCATATTTTTTGGAATTTCATCATCCCAAGTTCCCCATATGATTTTTTCTCTACCAATTAAACGATTTAAGATTTCATAATGATGATAAAAATATAATAAGTGATTATATTCATTTACTTCTGCGGCGGTTGGTTTGTCCCAAGTTCTACGAGCTGTTCCATTGTCTTCAAAGTGCATTCTTCTAAAACTATGTGGAATCGTTATAACATATACGAAGTTCTGATTTTCTCTATGGTTAAAATTAACATAGGTTTCGGTTATCTTTTTAACTGCCCAATCTAAACCTGTTTTACCACCACCATAATTCCATACCGAAGTATTTTCATCACCTAATAGATGAACGAAAGTTTCTTCTTGCTTTATATCCCAACCATATGTCCAACTATCTCCGAAACAATGGATTTGTAATGGAGCGTTCTTGTCATTATGTATTGGGTCGTGATATCTATTTATATCATTTTGATAAAGGTGTTGGTCTAAAGTTATTGGTATTGCTTTTTTACCAGGTCCAAATGTTGTATATCTATGGTCAGCGTTATTACCGATATCTGAACCATCTGCTTTCACATTGAGATATCTTATTTCTTCGTTGTAATATTTTTCAACGTGTTGAATTGTCTTTTCAGAATATAATGTATCTGCGTCTGTTATGCCACTTTGTTTACTGCTTGGTGGCTTCCAACCTTTTATAACATCAATGATACCCATAATTATACTCCTGGTTTTGCTAATCCGGCTGATTCTAGCATATTTTGTGGAACTTTACCACAACTACCACAAGTAAAAACTTGAATCGGAACGATTGATTCTTTACCTGTTGGTGATACTAATGCGGATAACTTTTTTAAGAAGAAAGCCGGTGTGAATGCTGCGTTTCCACAATCTTCACACAAAATTGTATCTGTTTTTGTTAAGTCAATCTGTGGTTGTGCTTTTGGTGGTGCTGCGTTTGGATGACTACTCATTTAATACTCCCTATTAATTCAACAAACATTGCCATAATGTTAATTTCTTTATCCACTACGACTGCGTCTGATTGTTGATATTTACTTAAAATCAATATACACTCTGCGATATGTCCTGCTCCCCAATCATCTACGGTATCAAACATCAATCTGAATAAATCAGAAAAGTCCGTTACTTTTGAATCTGCTAACACTTGTCTAATGTTCTGAAATGAATTCTTTTTGTCTTGTGTTTTCAATATATCCAACACTTCCAATTTATAATCATTTTGAGCAATAGTATTTTCATCAATTGTTAATTTAGAATTTACGACTTGTCTTTGAGCGCCATTGATTACTCTTCTGATATCTGGATAACCACCATTTACTATGGTTGCTATGTCTTTAATGTCATACTGAACATTTTCGTTATTCAATATATTTGCCAGATGTTGTGCGACTTGTTTTCTATCGGGTGGAACTATCTGAAATGATTGACAACGACTTTGTATCGGGTCAATTATTCTTTCCACATAATTACAAGTCAATATAAAACGACAATGTTTTGAGAAAGTTTCCATAAGATTACGAAGTGCTGCTTGAGCGTTTGGTGTAATGTAATCACACTCGTCCAAGATAATCACTTTCATATCTTTGAAACCTAATGTTGATGCGAAGTTCTTGACTTTCTCACGAACTACATCTACACTATTCTCGTCTGATGCGTTGATATAAAGATAATCACACTCTATATTGTTTATTAATAGTTTAGCAAGAGTAGTTTTACCTGTTCCTGCTCTACCAAATAATAACAAATGTGGGATATCTCCTGATTCAAGATATACCGACACCTTACTTTTCAAATGGTCGTTACCAATGTAACTATCCAATGATGTCGGTCTATACTTTTCAACCCATAAGCTATGTTCCAAGCTTTGCATTAGTTAACTGCTTGTGTTGATACCAAGAAGTATTCTGAATCGTAATTATCGATTTCAAATTTAATTCTTGATAACCCTTGTGAACTAACTTCTAATGTTGCACTTTCACAATCTTTATTTGCATTTAAGATTGATGCGAACATATTAGCATTAAATGATATTGGTTCCATCATTTTATACTTTGTAGTTTCAACTGGAATCGTAACACGATTAGATGCGATTGACGCATATCCAATTACGATACTTGTTTTATCGTTTTCAGTTAATATCGTAAAGGTTTCTGCTTCTGATAAAGCACCTTTACCACTAATAAATGTATTGATGAAATATGCGTCTACCTTAATACCTAGCTCAAATGAATCTGGAAGATTCTTTAGTTCTGGTGGTGTTGGTATAACTGATAAATCACTTAACATATATTTAGATTTTGTTTTTCTTATACTATCTACTAATTCCATAGAGATAAATTTATCACCTGCTCGTGATAATTTTACATCAACATCATCCCCTAATACTGATAACAATGAAAGTAGTTGTCCTGTATTGTAAACTCCAAGTTCACAAGGTTCTAAGTGTTTAAATTTACTTAGAGCGACTCTACCAACAACTGACTTATCTCCTGAGATAAATCTTGTTGTTAAGCTATCACCATTAGAAGTCCATTTGGTAGATTTTATTTCTCCACCTAATGTGTATTTGTTAATGAAATTAGTTAATTGAGATTTGTTCATTATTTGTAACTCCTGTTTGGTTTATCTATAAATATCATTTAATAATCCGAAAATCAAATAAATTTTTCCATAGACTTGTTTTTATTTATATTCTCCACTTCATATTTTTCAATTGGTGGTATGAATTCTTTTTTGTTCTTTGGGTATGCTTTACAATCGTGTTTTAATTGTGTTCTCATCTTTTTGTTTTCTCTTGATGAACCCAAGAAATATAAGTATCTGTGTTTAGGTGCTTCTCGTTTCCTAAAAAATGTCTGTCCTATATGTTCTTTTAAATGTTCTACATTATGACTACCCCACTTTGAGAATACCGTCCTACTATGTATCCATTTGTGTGGTTCACCTAACGATACTGAATAATTTGGCATTAATTGTATATCACGACAATCTTGATACAACCAATTTGTTGCCTGATAAATTACTCCTAAGTGCATTTGTTCAGGGTCTGCATAACTGATTAACATTTGAACTTTTGGTGCATTTTGTTTCAACCATTTAAATGATTTACCCAATGATAGTGATTCAATGTTCTTTCCGTTTCCATCATCTATATATAATCTTGTTAATTCTAATACTTCTTCCTTTTGTAATGTAGGAATCATAGACTTAATTGCTGAACGACCAACTGGATATCCATAAGTCATACAACCAATTAGTTTCTTTTCTTTCTCATCATAGAACTTATGGTCTTTATCCCCTACATAATAAATACCCAAAGCATATCTACACATACTAAATGCGTGAGTGTAGTGTTTTTCAATAATCATCTTCTTGGCTACTGAACTTGGAATCTCTTCAATGTAAACTGAATCTGATTTTACATATTCACTCATTAAAAAAACCTATTCATTGATGTTGTCTTATCTTCTACACCACCCCAATGCATTGCTTTATAAAACATACCGAGTTTCTTACTCATAGCTTGTTCATACATTTTGTTGTGGTCTATATGGTTTTTAATCAATTCTAATATTTCTCGTGGGTCTTCGTGTCCTTTGAATGCAATTGCGTCAAATCCAAATGAATTCTCTTTCAAATACACCCACCTTATCTTTGTTCCGTTAGATATCTTTTCATATCGTTTACCCTCATACCAATGGTCAATCAATGAATTGTAATTGATTGCTGCTTTAACGTGGACTGGCGCACCCTTTTTGTATTTAGCAAATGATGTTTCTGAATCTCTGGAAATATATTTACCAATACCTTTTACTCCGATAGGATTTGCCATTACCTCATAAGATAGATTGTGCATATTTCTTTTGAACAATGATACTCGTTCGTCAATCTTTTCCTTTGGAACATCTGCTAATATATCATCTAATACTTTTGATAATAAATCTTTCATAGCGACTGCAAAATTACTACGAACCGTATCCAATCCTTTAACGTGAATCTTATTTACTTTTCTACCTGCGTCATTAATGATTCGTAATCCATATCGTTTCTTCGTTACGAATAAACCTGTCTTTGCGATTACCTCTTGTTTAATATCAAACACGTGTTCATCTACATTACAAAATTTCTTAGCAAAGTAATGATAACTCGTATTTAAATAATCTTGAACTTCTTGACAAATTTCCATAATTCTTTGTGTCATCATTGTTTCTGATAATTCTTGGTCTGGAAATCTTTTTTTAATCAATGGAACTGCTGATGCAAAAATAGAGTCTGTATCAATATAGATAACATAGTCTTCATTGGTTCCGAGTTCATTATTGTAGAAATGGTTTGTAATCTTTTTACTAAATTTAATCAATGATTGGCCTGTTAATGTAGTGGCTTCTGCATTATCTAAATCATAGAATCTAAATACTGGTAATCCCAATACACCATACAATGAGTTTAGAATAATTTTCTGAATATATTGTCTTCTATCAAAATATTCTTCCTTTGCTTTATCTCCCTGTTCATTATATTTTTTAACAAGTTTTCTCATCTCTACTCGTTCATTGAACCACTTTGTTAATAGTGCTGGAATCAATCCTTGTTTATCTGTTCTGTACATTACTCCGTTGGATGCTATCGATACTTTTGCGTTATCAAAATAATCTTTTAATTCGGTTTCAGTCATCTTACCGACTTCTTTACCTTGTTTATTCATAAGGGAATAAGTTTTTTTGTTGGTTGATTTTATAAATTGTTCTGGATTCCAACCCTCAACCTTACCGACTTTAGTTTCTGGTGAAACATTTAATGAACGAATAACACTTGGATACATACTCGTGATATCTAAATCATAAACCCAATCGTGTTTGCCAGATTGTGGGTCTTGAACATAAGCTCCTGCGAACTTCTCATCATTTAATTTCTTTGGTCTTGGTGGTTTATTTGGCGATATCACTCCAATCTTTTTTAAATATACCAATATAGCACCCTCTAACCACCTTGATGACATATTAACATCTTCATAAGGTGTATGTCCTAAGTGTGAAATACCTCTAGCAATCTCAATTAAGTCTAATTTACTATCTAATTCAACCAAGATTTTTACATCTCGGATATTATAATCTATAAATGTCTGTAAGTCATTGTCGTATAAATCATTAAGAGTTCCCTCATAGGAAACCTTTTTCATACCGACTTCAATTTCGCCAATATAGTCCAAACGATAACTTGATTGTTGAGTAAATGTAAATTGTCTATATAGTTGTAAATAATCTAATGATGATACACCCACTATATTATGTTTCTTTTTGTAATCAGAATAAATAACTTTAGATATTGGTGATAGTAGTTTTGCCACACTATGCCCCAATACCCTAACTGCTCTATTATATAGATAAGGAATATCAAAGAACTCCGAGTTCCAACCACTAATGATTGTTGGCTGTATCTCCATATACTTTTGATAAAACTTGTTTAACATTTCATATTCTGTTTTGTAAAATTTTACTTCTTCATTACCTTTCTTGTAACTTTCAATTCTTTCGTGTGGGTCAAAACAATATGTAAAATACTTTTCTGTTGTACAATCATATAATGCGATTGATGTAATTGGATTGTATGCTTTCTGAACATCAGGGAATCCCTCAGTTACTTCTACTTCAATATCAAAGAACATAACTCTATGTCCTGTTGATACTTCATCTGAATCTCCATATTGGTCAACCAAGAATCTTGTCATTGGTGGAATATCTGATTCGTGTAGTGTTGGGTCATCTTTATCGAATGAAGTAACCCTCTTCAATTTATCACCATATAGACTAATGTGTTGTCCAGATGAATCTTTGACATAGGCATACTTTCTGTATGGTATTTGTAGATAACCTTTTAAATCATCCCACAAATGCATTTTGTTCTTACGAACATCATACCATAGATTTTGATACAAATATAACTCCTTTAGGTTTTAACTCTCTGTATATAAATATACAAATTAATTTTGTTAATGTCAAGTATTTTTTTTAGTTAGGGGCGAAAATTAATTCGCCCCAATAACTAATTAGAATCCAATAGATAATCCAATATTTGCGTATCTTGGTGTTCCTAAGAATACTTCAGCGTTGTGTGCTGCGTGTACTTTAGAACCAAAACCGTTGTATTGACTATTATCGACTGCGTCTTGTACATAAACTTCATCAAGAACATTGAAAATATGTGCGGTTAGCATCATATCCAAGTCTTTGACTTTTGGAAGTTTATAAGACATATGTAAATCAAGTCTGTTATAGCTTGGTGCTTCCCAAACTTGACTTCTGTCTGCGTCATCATTAGTCCCGTCAAATTCACGAGCTGATGGCGACCAGTCAGAGTAGTTTTTGTCATACATTTTATGTATTGCTTGTATACTCAAATCCTTGATAGGTTTAAGAGTTACTCCTAATATATAAGATGTTTGTGGCATATCTCCCACATACAATCCGTCAAGTGCGTAAGCGTATTCAGTTGTTTGGTATCCAATTGCTTGGCCTGCGTCATTATATTCAGTTTCCTGATAATTTCCGTTGGCGTCACCATCAAATTTCCAATTACCGAAAGATGCTACGAACATTAAATCTAACATATCATTTACCATATAGTTAGTTTCAAGTTCTATACCTGAATGCTTTTGATTAACACCTGTTAGGAAGATAACATCAGTATCACCTGAATCTCCTTGACCAGTCGTTACTGACTTAGTCAAGTTTCTATCTTGCCAATCTGTGTTATAAGCACTTGCATTTAATCCAAGTTTACCGAACTTGTAATTTACACCAAACTCATTATGCAAAAATTTCTCATTTGCTGGGTCTGTTGCTACAGTTCCGTCAAAGTAAATTACATTGTCCATAATAGGTGCTTTCTCAACCATTCCTGTATTGAAAAATACACTTAAATCATCATTGACATTATACATTACTCCACCTTTAACTTGGTATGTTGAAATTGGGTCTGCTGTGATGACTTCATCTTCCACTGTGAAGTGGTCTTGGTAAGAGTATTCTATACTTGATAGTCCACCCATTCCATAAATGTTCATCTTGTCAGTAGTGTAATTTGCTTGAACAAATCCACCTAACCAATCTACAGTTGTATCATTGTGGTATGCTATCTCGTCTCCTAAACGAACGACTTTACCTTCTTCAAAGTTGTCGTCTGAATAGTCAACATAATAATCACCACCTAATAAATCACGAACTTCTCTAGCGTGTTCAATAGTTGCTGCTCTCCAGTCAATACCCATTTGTAGTTCTAATTCATCATTTACAATAAAGTTTAATTTACTAATCAAACCATATGTATCTTGACGATTGATAGAATTACGAAGTATTCCTGTTGAACGATTTTCATCAGTTGAGAAGTTTTCATCCACATTGTCAGAATTTTGTGCTATTTCAGCATTCCAATCCCAAGTCCACGGCGAAGATGCGTACCATTTCTGGCCTTCAACTGCTGGCATTCTTGATACACTTCCGTAAGTTCCTGTTCCACCACCTGAACCACCACTCCAATAAACAACTGAACTCATACGAGTTTTGTCATTTAATTCTAGGAAATGGTTTAAGTTAACCAATGGTTTATGGAAATAGTTTTCTCTTTCATTTAAGAAAGTTGAACTATATCTCTTAGTTGTGTTTGCTCCATACATATACCAGTATTGTTCACCTGTATATGATGGGTCAATAGGTGCGACATTTTGATTGAACAATCTACCTGCTTCGGTTTCGAACTTTTCACCTTCTGCGAAAGCGTCAGTATCGTATCCGTCAACATCACCAGCTAACTCTTGTGAGTAAGTAGCGATATTTTGCTTGTATAGATTTTGTCCGTGTCTTTGTGGTGCACCAATTGCATATAATTCAAAACGTTGTTTGTCACTTACTGCAAAACTTGCTCCCAAGTTGTATGCCCAAGCGTCAGTCCACGTTCCGTTAACAAGTCCATCACCTGTTTTACGAACAATAGTTCCACTCAAAGCTAACTTGTCATTAAACATAAGACCAGTATTGTAGTTGAACATAGTTTTAAGAAAACCACCTTCTCCTGCTTCTTGTTTGAACTTACCACCTTTTTCAAAGGCAGTTGGGTCAGTTAAGACATTCATTGTTCCACCGATTGATGGCGTTGCTAAGTTTACTGCTGATAGTCCTCTTTGAACTTGTATTGAAGCAGCTGTGTCTCCAACTCCGTCCCAATTAGACCAGTATACCCAACCATTTTCCATATCGTTTTGTGGTACTCCGTTTATCATTACTGCGATGTTTCTTTGATTAAAACCACGAATGTTGATACGAGCATCACCCGCACCACCACCTTGTTGTGTAGCGTAAACACTTGGTGTTGTGTTAAGAATCATTGGAAGGTCTTGTGAACCAAGTCTTAATTCCAAATCTTCTTTTGAAACATTAGTGAAGGCTACCGGTGTTTGTTGAGATGCTCTAGAAGCTAATACCTCAACATCTGAAAGGACTACAAAGTTTTGTTCTAAGACAAATTCCAATGTAGACATTTTCTCACCAACAACAACTGATTTAGTCATTGATGAATACCCTATGAAAGAAACTGTTATGTCATATGTTCCAGAACTTAAATCAATGTGAAATGTACCGCTTTCATCTGATATTCCACCTAAGTTAGTTCCAACAACAACAACATTTGCTCCATTCAAGGGCTTTGAGTTCACATCAACAATTGTTCCGTGAATAGATTGAGCAAACAATCCACACATTAACAATAGTGATGCTAAAAGATTACGATAATTCATAATCATTCTCCTTATTTTTGTTGACAACACATTTTTATCCAGGTGTGTTGCTTGCCTGTAAGAAATCTAATTTTCTTCTACATCTGGTAAACCTGGTAATTCACAAGAATCATTGTTACAAAACTTATCAACTTCTGCTTCTTCGTTCTTAATCACACCAAATGATAATTTACCAAGTTTTTTAACATTCTTATTGTATGTCTTTTCATCAATAGCTTCATAAGGCATTTGTGGATATGCTCCCCAATCGTGTCTTGGTAGTAACGATATACCTTTTAAATGATATTGATAATAATTCAATACATGCGGTATCTCTTGACCTTCTGTTTCAGGGTCAAATGTTGCAGTACAACTAACTTGGTTATCTGCCCAATGTCGTTGCATAAATGCAGCCAAACTAAATTGTTCCCATATTGATAAATCTTTTGCAGTTCTTATTCCTTCACCGACATCTACTGGCACCTCAACAACTAATGTTGAGTCTTCTGAACCGAATGCTGGCTCTATCGTGTAACCTGCTTTATTTAATGGTTCTATTAGTTCTGAATTAACTGATATTCTAATTCTTCTTGTATAGAATCTTGATTCTGGATAATGTAAACCAGGTGTTGCTCCTGCTAATAGAGAAACCGTACCACTTGGTTTTACTGATGTTGTTTTAATACTTCTTGGAACTGCGAACCAATCACTATACATCTTATCCCATTCTTGTATTGTATCATATCCATCTTCTAACCAATTCTTTAAAGTATCTAAACCACGATTAGTTATAAATTGTGCGACACCACTTACTGAACAACCTATTCGTCTATTTCTCAACATAACTCTGTTGGTATCTGACCAATGTGTTCTTCCTAATGTCACGGTTTTTGCATACAAATAAGCATATTTTAATGTTCTTTGATAATCCTCAAATGAATCGTGGTTGTCTGGAAATGTTTCCACTAAACAACATAACTCATATGATTCAAGTGATTGTTCTAAACAAGGATTACCACCCATTACTCTATGGTCTTTGTTATCACCACCATTTTTCATTCTTGAATAATGTCTCATATTTTCTAACCAAGCAAGACCAGGTTCTCCATTATCTACAATTCTTTTTGCTATTTCGGTATAATCCATACCGAGTTCTGCAAATACTGAATTGTTTGAAGTCCAACCATATTGGTCTCTATGTGGATTTACTTTATAATTCTTTAAATCTAAGTATTCATCTGAATCAGGGTCACCGAATACAATTTCTGCTGTTCGTCTAACATTACCTGCTACAACACATTTACCAATCAAATTCATTATATCTACGATTGTTGTTATTGTAATTGGATTTCCTGCATTACCCTCTAATACTTTTCTGATATCTTCGTGAACTTCTTCTAATGGTTCGTGTCCACTTGATACACCACCAAAGCCCTTGATTGGCTCTCCTGCTGGTCTAACTAATGAATAATCAAACTCAACTCTTTGTGTTCCGTGAAAGTAACTTTCTAATAAAAGTCTAAGTGATTCTACCCAACCCTCACGAGTATCTGGTATTTCAAATGTAACTGAATCTCTTTTCTTATCAATCTCTTTAACGAGAACTTCCCCCGCTCCTTTAGTATCAAATCCTACTCCAACTCCTAACATTGAGGCGTCCATTAAGAAACAAAATGGTTTTGCTAAATCTTCTTTAAGTGTTTTCGTTGATACAAAAGCACAATTGTTTAGTGCTGCATACAATCCTTTTTCTTCTGTGATTGCTGTTCCCATAGCCCATAAACCACGACCTGGTGGTAAGAATTTCATATTGAATATTCTATCATACATATCTTGTGCAGATTTCTGTGCTTGCCAAGGATTCCAACCTAATTGGTGTGATTCAATGTGATTCATTTGCATTGAATATGTTCCCTCTACTACTCGTTGAACGGTTTCCCACCAACGCTCGTTCTTCCCATCTTCTTTAAGTCTTGAATATGTTCTCATATAGACTAATTCGCCTAATCCGTTAAAACCAAATGGTGCTTTTTTCCTTTTATACTTACTGATAAAATTTTCTGATAACTTAAATTTCACTTGAAACTCTCCTATGTTTTGTCTGTCTTTTTGTTCCTATTATAAGTATAATATATACTCATCTTATTCTATTATATTTTAAATTCTTTGAAGTTTTAGAAAGATTTTCTTTGAAGTTCTATTCAAACCCTTCTGAGTCGAAGTCTTTCTTTTTTTGTGCTAAGGTTTTTCTCATATACTCTTCTGCATTGTCCATTTTGCCTTGTGCTTGCTTTCCTTCTTGAGTGTTGGCTTCATATATTTGAATGTAACCTGTATTGGTATTAATGGTAGCTGGAAAGGTCAATCCATCTGGTCCAAATCTATTCTTAATAACGTGGAATCTACCCGTGTTTGCTATCTTGTCTTCCACTTTTCTTGACATACTCATAATAAAATCAGCTGTCATAACTTTTGAATAATCTTCTGAAACTTTTGATGCGTCAATCACATCTTCCTCTAATGATGAACGATTTGCTTGTGAAGCTGTCCATATCGGTATGTTAAACTCTCCTGCCATACCTCTTAGTTCTTCATAAACGTGTCCAATTTGGTGTCTTTTTTCTTTGAAATTGACCGTAGACTTCATAATATCTGCATAGTCAACCAATACCATATCTGGTTTTATACCTTGTAATTCACATTGTTGTAGGTGTCCTGCCAATGTTGCAACACTTGCACTTCTGGTTGGATAATATTTGATAATCAAATTACCCTTTAATTTATTTATTTTAGCTAAAACTTCTTCTTTATAGTATTGTAAATTGCCAGTAGGTTGTCCACTTACGATACAATCATATCGTAATCCTACATATTCTGCATTTAACTCTAATGTATAATGGATTACGGTTTTACCTTTAGCGACTGCGTCTGCTCCGATTGCTTGTAGTGTCCACGATTTACCAATACCTGCTGGTGCCACTACTACTCCAAGTTCTCCACCTGCTAATCCACCTTCCATTAAATCATTTATACTATCCCATTTGGTTGCTACGGTTTCTCTCGTTGATGAACTCATTCGTTCTTCAAAGCCAGTCATATATTCGTGTCCGATATCTCTTTCGGCTCCGGCTTTCATTGCGTTGTCAATTACACCTTTGATTTCATCATACTTTTGTGTATCCAATAACTCAACTGATTGCATAATTGCACCCTTGATAACTTGATTCTTACAAAACTCTAATGTTTTTTCTTGAACGAATTCCAAGTCTGGTGATTCTCTGAAGTTCCAAGCATTTCTTAAACTATCTACGATTGCTGTCTTCATTACATCGTTATCCAAGTCATCAATCTGCACTTTCAATGCTTCCATCGTAGGTGGTGTTTTATACTTGTCAAAATATCTTCTGATTTCTGTGATTAGAAATTTATTAGCGTCACTATCAAAGTAACTAACTTCTAAGATATCATATACGGTTTGGATAAACTTATTGTTTACCAATAACGATGATATGATTTTTGATTGGAAAGATGTTCCATATTGTATTAGTGATTCGTTTTTGCTCATAACCTTCTTATATTAAATATCAATGTCCCCATACAAATCGTTAACTTTTTTTTCATAAATGTCTTTTCTTTTTTGTTCACGATATCTTTGTCGTGCTTTTTCTTTAATTTCTTCTTTATTGCGTAAATAATGTTCCATTTGCCACTTTCTTTGGGCTTCTCGTCTTTCTTTATCGGTATGATATTTTCTTTTTCTACCCACCAAACTTATCCCAAACTTTTAATGGTTCTAATCTTTTCTGTATAATGTCATAATATTCTTTTGATATTTCACTACCGATATAATCTCTATTGTTTTCAATCGCTACTTTTGCGGTTGTTCCACTTCCCATAAAACAATCATATACGATATCTCCCTCATTACTCCAACTCAACATATGGTCTTGAACTAATTTTTCTGGAAATATTGCAGGGTGTTGATATGCAATATTATCTTTTGTAGTAAAACCTTTCCCATTATTATATTTCCAAATGTTTGTTCTAATACCAAACTCATTGATTGTTTTTCTACCTTTGTTCGTAAGTGTTCCGTCCTTTTCTCTCCTCGTTACATCTCCAAATGTTTGTGTCCCACCATATTTGTTTTTCTTGTCTTTCAGTAAGTTAGTTGTCTTTGGTTTTCCTTTTGAAAAAACAAACATATATTCAAAAGCGTTGAAATATCTATTTTTATGTGGTGGTGCTGTTCCACTCTTTTCATAAATAAATACATCATACATATCAAACCCAATTTCTTTAAAATGAAGTGCTTGTTTAAATGATGTTCCTGTTTTACTACCATCGATAGTAGCATCACCTACAACCCAAACTACAACTCCACCTGGATTTGTAATTCTGTATAGTTCATCTGCTATTTCCTCAAAATCAAAATCATATCCATTGTAATCTCTTAAATTATCGTATGGCGGTGAAGTAATGGTTAAGTCTACCGTATGTGTTGGTATTCTTTTCATTGTTTCTAAACAATTCTCATTATATGTTTTGTTTAATTCTATCACGAAAACTTATCCCAAACTTTTAATGATTCTAATCTTTTCTGTATAATCTCACAATATTCTTTTGATATTTCACTACCGATATAGTTTCTTTTATTTTCTAAACACATTTTTGCTGTTGTTCCACTCCCCATAAAACAATCATATACTAAATCTCCTTCATTAGTCCAACTCACTATGTGGTCTTTTGCTAACTTTTCTGGAAAAGTTGCTGGGTGTTCAAATGATACTTTATCTTTTGAGTTCATTGAACCACATGCGACATCCCAAACATTAGTTCTTCTACCAACCTTTTTAATAATTCCGTCATTAGTGTGAAGTGGTTGTAGATTTTCTCCGTCGTGTCTGTGATTACCGCCCTTTGAACCTGCTGATGTATTTATCTTTGTCAATGGATTAAATGTTTTTGGTTTTCCTTTTGACAATACAAACATATATTCAAATTGTGGTTCATAACGATTAGCAGTAACTGGTAAGTAATTTAGTTTTCTGTAAATCATAGTGTCGTGTAGATTAAATCCTGTGTCTTTAAAATATAGTGCTTGTTTAAATGAAGTTCCTGTTTCACTTCCTTTGATTGTCGCATCTCCTATAATCCAAACTACTATTCCACCTGGTTTCGTTACACGATATAGTTCATCTGCAATTGGTTCAAAGTCAAAACTATATCCTTTATAATCTCTAAGATTATCATAAGGTGGTGAAGTCAATGTCATATCTACGAAATCATCTGGCATTTCTTTCATTGTATCTAAACAATTTTCGTTATATGTTTTGTTTAATTCTATCACGAAAACTTTTTCCATAGTTTTAATGGTCGTTCTACTTTTTCTAAACGAGCTTTTGCTATCTCGTAATACTCTTGTTCTCGTTCTATTGCGATGTAATCTCTTTCTTGTGCTACACAAGCGAGTGCAGTTGTTCCACTGCCAGCAAATGGTTCCAATACTACATCACCTTTACGACTACCTAATGTAACTAAATAATTCATCAATGTCAAGGGTTTTACCGTCGGGTGTATATTTCTATCTAATCCATTATCTTTTTCACTACGACTTGCTTTTGGAACAATCATAAATGGAAATGTTTTCTGAACTGGTTCTGGTAATGATTTTAGATTTTTACTCCACCAAGCGTCTAAACTGAAATATCTTGAATAATCACCACTATCATTATATAATGCATTACTTTCAACTGCTTTAGCATTACCCCATATTCCTTTATCATATGTAGATTTTGTCGTTCTACTATCGCCTTTTCTAATCCTTCCATCATCAATAATATTATCACTTACTAATAGATTAGCTGGAAATCTACCCATTGGACTTGCTTCTGCGGTATCATTATCTTCACTCTTAAATCCACTTGTTTTAAATACTGAACCCTCTGTTCTTGGTTTTCTATTGGTGGTTTTTGGTTTCTGATAATTATCTGCTGGATTTAATTGTTTAATATCTCCACTCAAAAAGTGTTCATTACCTTTAATGGTTTTACCAATTATTTTTGCACCTTTAAATGATTTTTGCTTTTCTACATATTTTTCATAATCTGATTTCTTTTTTCTTTTAGGTTTTTCCCAACCACCTTCATACATTTTACCACTATCTTTTTCATATTTTTCATCAAAGTTCATCTGACCGGCAACATTATTATAATCATATTGTTCCGCATCACTACCATCTGCAAATGGTATTCTACAATCATCAAACCAAGTTACACCTTTTTGATTATCTTCTGCTTGTTCTAAATAACCTTTTTTATCTATTGGTTTCATTGCTACAATAACTACTTCAACTGCTGGTTTTGGTTGAAATCCTGCATAACTTCCCTCTAATTCTGAACCACCTTTGGTTATTTCATTTACTTTTCGTTCTGCATTTTGAACTTGTCCATAAGATAACTTGTCAATACCGATAGCTTCTTTTGATTTTTTACCAACATCTCGTAGGTCTGGTGCAGAGTTTTTATCAACACCGATAACTTCTCTATCGTTTCCGTCTCGTTTATCAATCATCTTACCAATGTTCATTGCTTTTGGAAAACCACTTGCGTAAGTCCAATAGATTGGTGTGTAGTCAATTCTAAATCCAACCTTTTCTAACATTTCTGCCATACGATACTGAACATCACTTCTTGGTGCAGACATAACGAATGCCATACTACCAGGTTTCAATACTCTGAAACACTCTTCAAATATTTTAATGTCTGGCAATACTTTATCCCAATCTCTACCCATAAATCCATAACCGTATGGCGGGTCTGTGCATAATAAATCTACTGAATTGTCTTCAAACTTATTCAATTCGTTAACACTATCTCCGTGTATTAATTTATTATTCATTTATGTGTGTCCTCTGCCATAAAGTTTAATCTGTTAAATGTAGTTGCCAACCAACTATTAAGATTTGGTAATGCCTGATACAATTTGTCTTCTAAAAACATCTTTTGAAATTTATGTTTAATCAATCGTTGTATTGGCCTTTCTGCTATTTCTTTTATTTTAAGTTTTGTTTGACCTGATATAATACCATCATCTAAGTCCATAAGTCTTCTATTCATTTCTAATTGGTCTTTTGATTTAACAATTTTTTCACATAACTTATGTTTTTGTGTTGATGCGCTTCTTATCACATCATCAATATCGTATTTACCATCATCTTTTAGAAATGGGAATAACTTAACGAGTGTTTTCATACCTGCTCCGTGTATTCCTGGTATTCCGTCAGATTTATCTCCATCAAATACTCTATATAATAAAAAGTTCTTTGGGTGTATTCCATACTCTTCAAATACCTTTGCTTCATCATACATTATTTTCTTTGTCGGTGAATAAAGTTTTGTATTTTTATCTACTAATTGTAGAAAGTCTTTGTCGGTTGATAAAATGGTAGTTTCTTTGTTTTTGAAAATATGTTTTGCACAATATCCAATGACATCATCTGCCTCATTGTTCTCCATATTGATTATGGTAATTGGTAAACACTCCAAATATTCTACGACACGATTTAATTGTCGTATCATCATTTGTTGTTCTTCATTACGAGTCAGAAAATCGTGTGCTCTATTCAAACGATACGACATCTTTCTTCCCATCTTGTATTGTGGAAATATCTTTCTACGGCGATTAGACCCACCTTTACCATCAAATACTATGATAGTTCGTGTAGGCCTAATCATATTAATAGAAAACGCTAATGACCTTAAAAAACCAACTATTCCACCAACGTGAACTCCGTCCTCGTTAGTAGTTGGTATGGCTGAAAATACTCGTATGAATAAATTCAAGCCGTCAATCAATAAAACCGAGTCATTTGATTTTCCACTATCTATTTCGCCGCCAGATTCTTTTATTTGATTCAGAATCGATAGGTGTCTTTTATTAATCACCAATTACCTCATCTGTGAACTCTACATCATCAATACCAAGTTTTCCTTTGTATTTTAATATAACTTTATCACAAATGAGTTCATAAACATATTCTCTTAGTTCATCATTCTTGGTAATTAACTCTTCCCAATCTTTAGATAAGAATTTATGTTCATCTCCGTTCTGGTCTACTAATGTATACCAAGCACCACCTGATTTAACAAGTTTATGCTCTTTCATCACGGTTAACCACCCACCATAGTTATCTATTCCTCTATCGAAATACATAGCATAGTCTGCGTGTCTCAAAGGTGGCCCTAGTCTATTCTTGACAATCTGTGCTCTACATTTCATACCAATAGTATTCTTTTTAGTATCCTTGATTTGACCAAGATTTTTCAAACGAATTCTTGTTGATGCGTGAAATGGTAGTGCTTTTCCACCACTTGTTGTCCAAGGGTCTCCGAACATTACTCCGAGTTTTTGTCTTAATTGATTAGTAAATACCAATGCTACATTGTGTTTTCCAATCATTTGAGTGATTTTTCTCATAGCTTTTGATATAATGATTGCCTTTGAAGTTGCCCAACCATCTTTGTCGTAGTCTGCGTCCATTTCAACTTTTGTTGAAGCTGCTGCCAATGAATCAACTAATATCGTTACACACTTTTCTTTGTCAGATTCTCTAACGGTGGTTACGATTTCTTCAATTGCTTCAAAGATTTCTTCTACGGTTTCTAAATGTAAATATAACATCTTAGTTAAATCTATACCAATGACTTCCATAAACTCTTGACTGACTGAAGTTTCAGTATCTATATATACTGCTATTCCGTCTTTCTTTTGAGTTTCTGCTAAGATGTGTGCACCAAGTAGAGATTTTCCACTTGATTCTAATCCATTGATTTCTGTAATTCTACCAACTGCAATACCACCATTTGGCTTATTTGATATAGCCAAATCTAATGTGGAACTACCTGTTGAGATAAATTCCTTGATATCTGTTGGTGTGGTATCACTTCCGTCTAAGAAGTATGCTACCTTGTTTGTATCCTTGAATTTTTTATTCAAAGAGTCGGCTAATGTTTTAGCCAATACATCATTTACTGACATTTCAATACTCCGTGTTTGAATGGGGATTGATAACTCAACCCCCATATTGTGTTATTATTTATGAATTGAATAATTCATCAAAAGCTTCTGAAGTATCTTTTACTTTAGAAGTTTCCAACTTAGAAGTTGCTACCGTGCTTGGTGCTTTTTCTTCTTCTGTTGATGCGTCATCACTTGGATTTAACCATTCGTTTAGAATGCCTGTTAACTCCTCGTATGATTGCTCTTGATAAATATCAGTAATGTCTTTCTGAGATGATTTTACTAACTCTAAGACTGATGGTTCATCAGAAATTGGTGTTTGATTCGGTTTAACCCTAATATTTGTTTTAGGGAAACTTGCTCCACTCTCTTCTGCTGAAATGAATTCAACCGATACATCACGACCGTTAATTGGGTCAGAAATATCACCATAATCAGGGTCTGCGATTATAGAAAGTAGTTCTTGATAAACTGTCTTTCCAAATCCCCATAGTTTCACACCTTGTGATTCTTCACCTCTAACTATAACTGGAGCAAAAGTTCTCATTTTTGCTTCAAGTTTTTTAGATAATTGATAATCTTCTTTATTACCACTTGCTTTTAGTTTTTGAGCAAACTCTTCAATAGGGTCTGGTCTACCAAAAGATATTGGTGATAAATAAGAACGATTGTTCAAATTATAGTGAAAGAATAATTCAATAAAAGGATTCTCTTTATTGAAAGCGTAAGGCACGATTCTAATCTGTTGGTTTCCTGGTTGTGGTTTCCATAAGCTTGATGTGCGATTGTTTGTGGTCTGTAATTGACCGAGACGTTTGCGAATTGCATTTAAGTCCATTTTTCATTCTCCTGTTTTTTATTTTTAATTGTCATTTGTTAATCAAGTAACCTTGATACAATAATAAGTATCATATAAATTTCTAAAAACATAGTTTTTTTTATTTTTTTATAGAAAAAAGCCCCATTGTATTTTTAAGTCTATATAAAGGTGGAAACTAAAAATCGCTGGGGCTTTTAAAATCTTTGGAATTATAATGGGGATATAGGATTTGCGATTACCTATAATTTTCGTGTTAGATTTGTTTACTCCATACCTCACATCTATCGGTTATGATAGTGCTCTTCAATTATAGTTAATAATCGTCCGAGTGGATACAACTCCTATGTGATTACATTACCCCTCTAACTCTGGGTTAATTCTGTCACAAGTTGGGATTTCAGTTTTACCCTTACCCAAAATGAAGTCAAAGAATCGCTTCTTTTTTTTTGCGAAAATACATTCTACATCTTTTGTCAAAGAAAACCGACACAACATTTAGCATCGATTGAATCACCACGATTCTGTAGTGGATTGCTTTATGGACTTCTTTCGAGGCATCCATTATTCAGCCAATCCCATAGAGAGCTTATAACTCTCTCTACTTTCAAAATTCCAAATTGTCAAAGAACTAAATTACTTAAAACCAAATAAGTAATCTGTTATATACATATATATAAACTAAAAAACTCAAAACGCAGTTTTTTTATTTTTTTTTAATTTTTTTTAAGAATTAATCTCAGAAATAGAATTTTCAATCTCTGCTTTCTTTTCAAAGAACTCTCTGAAGTCTGCCCATTTCTTAGTCTTGGCTAATCTAAGAGATTTCTTTGCGTTTGCTTTTACTTGTTTGGAAGTAAATCCCTTATAAGAATTACGAAAAGCCTCCGTATCAAGAGTCATAGTCATTTTCTCTCGATGTCCTTTTACTTGTCCAACTACTTTTAATATCATAGTTAGGAACTCCTTTTATTAATTAACATTACGATACAATATACTAAAATTATTTAGTAATGTCAAGTGTTTTTTTTAATTATTTTGCGACCAGGTCGTAACATCTATAATTTGATGTATTTTTGTAGGGATTTTTGTCAATCCTGATTCATTTGTTAATAACAATGTGTTCTCAAATTCCATCCAATCCACCATAAATGATTTATCCAACACGCCTCCGTTCTTTTCTCTGATAACTTCGTTCAATGCATTGATTGTATACAATGTATTGGATTGTTTTTTTCTGTGTAGTGAGATTGTATCTATAATGTTTTCTTCATAGTTTTCAATAAATTCTACATTGTAAGTGCAAATCAATTGATTGGAATCATCTCGGTTTTCAAATATATAAATTTTATCATATAGGATATCATTACACGAAACTATAATGTCTACGATTTCGTTTAACTTTATTTTACGAGTAAATGTGCATAGTAGTTGTGTTCTCATTATTTTTGAACCTTTTTAGTCATACAATCAATCATACCTTTACCGAAGTGTGTTGCAATTTTTTGTTGTCCTGCTCCTGCAGTTCTCCATTGGTCGTTAAATAATTCTGTGCTTTTACCACCTGAATCTACAACTGAAACTTTATCCTCACCTGGTTTAATTCTACATTTTTTTCTTAAATGTTCTTTTAATGCGTC